ATGCGAGAGACAGTCGAAATTATGCGTTATCCCGTCACTCTTACACCCGCGCCGGAAGGCGGTTATATGGTTTCTTTTGTGGATATCCCTGAAGCGTTGACGCAGGGCGAAACTGTCGCTGAAGCGATGGAAGCGGCAAAAGATGCTTTACTGACCGCATTTGATTTTTATTTTGAAGATAACGAGCTTATCCCGTTACCTTCGCCATTAAATAGTCATGATCACTTTATTGAAGTACCTTTGAGCGTCGCCTCTAAAGTATTGCTGTTAAATGCTTTTTTACAGTCAGAAATCACTCAGCAAGAGTTAGCCAGGCGAATTGGCAACCCGAATGTAGTCAACCCAAAATAACTAAAAATTTTGCAATAAAAAGCCCCATCTCAAGGACAAGGCTTAGAAATCAACTAATTAACATAGTTTCCAGATCAAAGGGGTTATAATGAAATCCATAAAAGGTGATCTGTTAGCTGGGTGCTGTATATCTAAAATGTTACTTAATTAATATCGTTCTGGTGGTTAGCTTTCATCGCATCCCACCATTTTTGAGTAATCTTCATGCTATTGAATTGCATCATTTCACCTCTTACTCTGCGTCTACCATGTCACATGCAAATTGAGTGTGTTTATATTCAGAATCAAATTTTGGTTCAATTACTTCAAGACGCATGTCACCTTTTTTGCTTACCCAGATGTTATAAGTGTTAACACGTCCAATAGCATCCTGTTTGGATTTACCTTCCATTGCGTTTGGATTCTCTTTAGATGGCTTGAGACTTGATTTATAAACATCATACTTGTCGGAATACACAAAAGATACAGGAACATCGTCTACCATTTTGATCTTAAGTTTACCGCCGTTATTATCAAAAGTTTTGTTTCCGTAGAGTTTATCTTTTACAGCTTCTGTTTCCTCACCATCGATAACTTTCCATGTAAATTTTGTAGTACATGCGTAAATCGCGGTAACATTCAGTTTCTTTACTTCTTCCTGTTTCGGTTGTTCTTCTTCAATCTTCGCAGAAGTCTCTGAATCGCTCTCTGACGCGGTTTCTTCTTTAGATAATACATTCATCAAGTTTTGGATTTGAGCGTTGTATACAGCCTCCAGTGGCTGAATCTGCCCGATATTGATCATTGTATCACGAACAGTTTTATTCCAGTTGCGTTGCTCTTGTTTAAGAGACGGATCAATCTTAACAGCCTTAACATATACTTCATGAAGTTTAGAATCCAGTGCGGAGATTGACTCATTAGCACAAATAAACTTCTCTGCTTTGGTAGTAGCCTTAGTGCAATCAAAGGACGCAGCATCAGCACCGAAAGCAGTAGCAGAAAGCACGATAGCAGCGATAATGTTTTTCATTTTATACCTCTTTTGGTATGGACTGACTTTTAGATGCTTACTTTATTGATTTTTGATATTTTTTCAATTATTGGGATGAGATTTAGTAATTAAATTAAGAAATTAATGCTTGACAAATTAAAAAGGTACTGTTCCACGGATGAAATAAAGGGAGTTTTCGGCACCCCGGTATTTGATACGCGGGCGGGATTCTAAAACGTGATCACTTCACTTATGGCGCGGTCGCTACGCGACTATTAACCCACTTCCTAGCCCTTACCATTACTGGATCTTTCCCTTCGTTAGAATGCGATTTAGGCGCTTAGATTGTGCGTAAAACCAATAAATAAAATTACGCAAATTTAATGGAGGATAACCAATGAAAGAAGAATTAACCCTTACAGAAATTTCCCGTTTATATGGTTATACATTGAATGGTGGCGGTAAGCGATGGTTAGAAAGGGGATTGCCATTTAACACCAATACCCGCCGCGTGCCAGCCAAAGAAGGAACAGAATGGGTCTTGAAAAATATTATCAACCCGCTTAAACAAACTTCTATCAAAGAACAAATCGATGTAGAGAAATTACGCCGTGAGCGTGCTTTGGCAGATGCAGCCGAACGAGAGAACCAGGAAAAAATGAATCTCCTGATTCCTGTCGGGTATGTAGAACAGGAACTAGCGGAATATTGCGGAAAGGTGAAACAGACTATTTTGCAGATCGCCACAATCGACGCTTTAGAAATTCTCGAATCTGCCACTGATCAGAAAACATTGAAGAATAAGCTAAGGGAGATCATCGAGCGTCGTTTAAATGAAGTAGGGGACTTGTTCGAAAATGCGGATTTGGGAGAAGACGAGGAAGAAGAATTAGCATTAATCGATGAACCGGAACAAGAACCAGAAGAAGACGATGAATTTGATGTGTCTTAAAATTTCTATACTAAATATATACGTGAAGGATGTTGAGCTGGTCAACGTCTACGGGGGAGAACATCCCCCGCTAACCTTTTTCTTATTTGAGGATTTACCTATGGTTGAATTTTTGATTTATCTGGCTGTAGGATTAACTATCGTATATTCACTGGCACATATTGGCATTTCTACTTTGTGTAACGCTTTCAAGTATCATTAATTAAATCGATGAATTGAACTATAGATGATGGTCGTTTTCAAAGAGGATTATCTATGGATCTTTTTGTCTACTTTGCTACTCTGCTGTTTTTGACTATCGTCGCTGGCATTAAATTGATTTTTATATCGCTGGTGGTGTTTTTCAAATTTCTAATCGGTACGCCTTACGGCTGGGTATGCTTCTTTTTGTTTATTCTTTTTAGTTGCTGTAAAAAGGATACTAAATAATAGTGTAATCTGCCTTTTCTCCTTATGGTTATTAACAGGGGATCTTCTTTGAGGATTCCCGATTAAAAGCCATAAAAACACACTTCCAGTACAGTGTTTTCATAGTCAGGATCTATACAACATAAAAACATAACAAGTATAGATTGAGTATTAATCCTCCCGCCCTTCGGGGCGGTTATTTTTCTGGCTTTAAAGAATAATGTAGCATTATGTTCATTATAACCTCATCTTTGTTGTGCAAACCTAACCTAAACTTACTAGGGACTCTTCGGAGTCCCTTTTTTTATGCAACAATTCGAAGTGTAAGTTTCTTATGTTGTGTAGGTTTAGTTTCATTTCGCCACTCAGGGAATACATGATCCATCATAACCGCATTAGTCTCATCAATCAGCTTTAAGGACTTTCTCAACGCCTTATTATCAGCTTTAAGTGTTTTAATCTCTGATTCCATCGCTACCATTCTTTCTTTCATTTTGGTAATTTCTAACATCAGATTACCCAGAAATTCTTTGTTTTGATTCATCATAGATTCACCCCTCTATTAAGCTGCGTATGCGTAGGCGCTGTAGTTGGTGTCGTAGATAGCGTCATGCAGTGCCATCTGTGCTTCGCGGATCTCGTCTTCGTTTACTTCAATCTCTTCTTGTTCTTCTTCGGTATCTTCCCAAGTGGTTTTGAATTTAGCCATAAAGTTATTGCGCAGGGATTCAAAGTTAGTAACAGGTGCGGATTCTTTTTCAACTTCAACCGGAACAACTACCGGAGCAACTTCTTGTTCTACTTCTGCAACAACACCCCAGCGATAGTTAAGGAGTTCTTCCAGTTCTTCATCAATGGATTTTTCTTCAACTGCTTCAACTTCAACCGCTGCTACTTCGAAAGTGGTTTCCTGTGCTGCCAGTTCAGCTTTCAGAGATGCGTTTTCAGCTTCCAGTTCAGCAATGCGTGCTTTCAGTGCTTCAACTTCGGAAGATTCAACCACTGCAACTTCTTCTTTAACTTCTTCAACTACTACCGGAGAAACTTCTTTCTGTGCTTCTTTTTTGCAGAAGAAGGAGGAAGTAACCTGTAATGCGTGGTTGTAGAAGGAACCGCCTTTAGCGGTGTTAACAGTACCAGAAACATCCTTTACAGTGGATTCGGTAGCAACAGTACGGAAGCGTTTTGCGACTTCCTGGGTCTCTACGCCGTATTCGTTACGTTTGCTCTTGTGATGCATTACAGCACGGAAGCCGGAAGCAGTTTTAACAACAGCCAGATAGTAAGTTTCATCAGCTTTAACAGCACGAGCGAAGCAATAAACGGATTCACCTTCTACCAGTGTAGGTTTAACGTGACGTTTGTCGAAACGGTTAGTGATCTGCCATTCAGCACCGTCTTTGATGCCAGCATTCTGACGCATTTCGGTCAGAGTCTTACCGGATACTACTTCAAAGGATTTGTCTTGTTTGCTTGCTTTACCTTCCATGACGGTAATGTTCAGTTTGCCGTTGGATTTAATAAACAGGTTGAAGGTGATGCGCTTAGAATTTTTCATTTATAAATACTCCTGAATGCTCTGTGTTAGTTTTAATGTTTCATGCTAAAAGCCTCCTTGCGCCAACAGGGAGGCTTTTTTATTTTTAAAGCCATCATATAATTCTCAGTGAAAGTGGATTAACAAACTTGAACGTTAATCTTTATCTGAATTTCGTATTTCTTCATTAGCTTATAGAATCCGCTTCTATCAATTCCTTCCTTCTTAAAGAAATTCTCGCCGCCTCGTTCAGTATCGCCATAAAAGCGTTTAGCAATATCAACAATCATTTCACGAGTAAACTTAACAGGTCTAGCCATAAGTAGATTCCTCAAATGTGGATTAATAAGGACAATAAAAAGAGCTTTTCGCCCTCGATACTTCTATTTATAAAATGATTTTCAGAAAACCCTGTAAAACCACTGTATATCCGATCAGTGGGAGCACGAATTGCTAAAGATAAGATTAATAATTAATCAATTCGTACATTATTCAATCGAAAAAGTACTGTATGTTTAACCAGTGCTGTATGTGTTAACAGTGAATCAGGGGATTTTCAGAAGTGAACAATCATTTCATGCATGTATTTATACACGAAAAAATCTTGCTTATCATCAATATGGGGATTGTTTCGAAAATTTCAACCCCTACCAACGAGAAAAAGTATAAAATAATCCTTGACAGTTGTCAATACACTTGATCTAAGCGAGAAATGACTATCAAAATTTTTGTGTGAAAATGGCGGATAACGATTATCAACCTTTATAACCTATTATAGCACGGCGACCTTTTGATCATTCCTTTTAAATCATGCGGTTACCGAGATTTTTGGTGATTTTATGATTAAATAATATACAAGAATTTTCTATCAAAATTTTTGATGAAAACCCTACACTACAAACCTACACTTTAAAGGGATTGGCCTACACTACACTAGCCAGTAAACCTACACTATAACACCCTCAAACCTACACTATGAAACCTACACACCTACACTAACCCTACACTTCAATCTCATAAGTGTATGATCTTGAAGGATATTTAGCCCCACAGACCATAGAATATAAAATTCGAACTAACGTTCTCCTTTTTGCTCGTTTTCTCTCACTACGTTCAAGAAAGATCTCGCAAAAAGAATACGGCGTAGCCGTGCGCGAAGCGCCCATCAACACCTTCTAAGACCTGCAAGCAGGATTCGAAAGGGATTGGATAGTTCGCTTCGCTCACGTTCACGCCTACGGCGTTCACTCGCTTTTGAAAGGATTTTCTTAGAAAGGGATTTAATACTAGTTACTAACTGATTCTAGTAAACGAACGAAGTGAGTAACAATCACTTTCTAGAAAGGTATTGGTATCCCTTCGGGATTGCAACCTTCGGTTGCTAAATTGCTTCCTGATTATTATTTCTCCAAAAGAAAGATTCTTATATTCTAAAGATACTTCTTCGTTTTGATGATGATTTAATCAAAACTATGAAGGAGGGCTATGCCCGACTGAATACAATCACCTTTCATAATAACAAGAATTTTCTCTTTATAAATAATATTAGATTGATTCACTTTCTTTTAGAGGATTTCCACTATGAACCATAAAATGACTACCACTACTCCTTTCATCCTGTTAGGTTTTGATGCTGATAGCTTCCACAATGACAAGTTAATGAAGATGTTCCGTGAACGTGAACCAGGGGTGATCGAAACCCGCCGTCGTCGTTATGTTAAGGGCTTTGGTTGGGCTACCGAAACCGTGGATGTGGAATATAAAGACGAATCCAAAGCACCGAAACCATCACCTTTGCAAATGGCTTTACGCGGATTGTGTGCTAACAACAAATAAGAAATAGCTCTTATAAATAAAATTGTTCCGGTGGTGATGCCGGAACAGGGAGGATTAAATCGCAAAACCGTTAATTAAGGGGAATTTTACTATGAATACTGTTACTACTATGAATACTGCTGTTAAAACTGCTTCCGTGTCTCTGGTTGTTGATAACACCAAACCACTGACCATGTCTTCTCGTCAGATCGCTGAATTTACCGGAAAAGAACACAAAAACGTTAAAGCTGATATTGTTAAGATGTTTAAAGCACTTGAATTAGATGCGCTGAAATCTCAGCGTATCTATTTTGACCAATATGGACGCGAACAAACCGAATATCACCTTGACGAAGAAATGACGCTGACTCTTGTTACTGGTTACGATGTTAAACGTCGAATGATTGTTATTCAGGAATGGAAACGACTGAAAGAAGAAAATGAAAAACTGCGTCAGGAACGGTTAGCCGTTAACCCGTATGCAGACTTTGAAGAAACCGACTGGATCGAACTGGCGTTAAAGAAAACTCGCGAGAACAAGCAACTGATTACTCTACATCATCGCAAATCCGTAGATAGCCATTCAATGACGCGTTTGTTAGGTGCTAAAAAGGGCGCTACGAAGGTTAAAGAAGCACTGACGGCCTTACGTACTGCCGGATACATTGAGCGCGTCTATGATGAAAATAACAAGCCGTGTGGGTATGTTGCTAATGATTCCGCGATACCGTTTTGCAGCATGAACGCTCACTATCAACTTTCTTTCACTGTTGATGTGCTTCCGGTGCTGGTTGAATTGGGTGTTCTTGAAGAAGAACAAAAAGCAGCTTTGACACTGCCTAAACCGAATAACACGATCATGATTCAGAATAAAGCGACTATCATGATTCGTCAGAATGTTGGATCGCTAGAACACTTCGGACTGTAATAATTTTTGCCCCTGAATTTCAGGGGCTTTTTTGTATCTGTAGGTATAAAAAAAGCCAACCCCGAAGGATTGGCCTAGAGAATCAAATTCCTGTTGCTTCTACCATTTCACCGTCAACCTGAACAAAGAATTTCAAATCAACTTTATGTAGGGATTTGTATAGCTGGGCTATAGATAAGCCATGCTCATTTAATACCCGTTCTTTGTTCTCTTTACCTTTCGGTGCTTGATAGTATGCTTTTACAATCGCTGCCAGTTGTTCACGATTAAAACGGGCAGGGCGACCGCGAGTAGCTTTAGTAGTCATAGTCATTTTCTCCAAATTAAAGTGAATGTTCACCTTTATTTAGAGGACTTACATTTTATCGGAAAAAGTTCTCCATCGTCAACCGACATAAAGAACTCTGCCTTAATCCCGTACTTCTTCAACCGTGAATAATATGTACCCCGACTAATATCAACCTTGCGCAGCACTTCGAAGAACTCTTTAGGATTCCTGTAATAGTGGCTATATCGCACGTTAGCGAGTTCTACAAACAATTCCCTTGAATCACCATAGCCTTTCTTGAAAGCCACGTTACGATAGCGTGTAATGGCATGATTCAATCTCTTCTGTTTAAGCACTTCCCTGATCGGCTTCCACTGCAACCGATAGATTGGACCGTCATCCACTCGATAATAACGCTTGATATCAAAATCAAACCATTCACGGACTCGCTGAAACTCTGTCTGTGATGTGCGATGCTTCTTAAAGAAGTTATGAATATCGGTATACCCATGATCGCGATACAACTCGATTAAAATCTGTTTCGCTTCCTCGCGACTAAAGCCGGATGTTGTGTAATCAGTCTTCTTGTGATGGTGCTTAACTGGCAAACGATATTCATGATCGGTACAAGACAAGGCTAATTCTAATTCATCTCTTTCTTGCTGATTAATTAGCATACACCCTCCTTAAATCTTAATACCCGTATTTATCAAAAAATCAACAACTTAATAAATACCTTCATATTTCGTAATGAGGGTAATTACATGAAACTAATTTCTAATAAGGCCAAATTAAAAAAGATTCTCAAAAATGCAGCCAAATATATTACGCCACCGCCTAAGCTCCTTCCTTCTGAATGGTGCGAAGCTAATATGGTGCTGGTAGATGGTCCTCAAGCTGGGGATAAAGTTAAATTGCTGTCATTCCAGAAAGGCATGATTGATGCTCCTTTCCTTGAGAACAAGAAAAAGTATGTTCTGATGACCAGTGCGCAGATCGGAAAGACTACCATCCTGAACGGTATCCTGTTTAACCAGATGGCTAACGATCCATGCAATATGATTATCGGACAATCAACCGCTAAAGAAATGTCTCAATATCTCGCTGGTAAGATCCGACCGTCTATCGAAGCATGTGATGCATTAAAAGACGTGGTTACAGACAAGAATGATCGCAATGCGGTTAACAACAATAACCAGCTACAGCTAAAAACGAATCACTTCCTTTACATGGTATCGCTAACCAGTCCATCGACCCTACGTGGTAAGACCGCAAAGGTTGGATTGCTTGACGAAATCGATGCTGCTACAGCCTCAGAAGAAGGTGATCCGGTGGCACTGGCTGCTAACCGTTTAACTACCTTTGGCGATGAAGGCCGATTAGTCGTATCCAGTACCCCGACCAGTAAGCTCGGAAGCATTAACCAGCAATGGTTATCAAGCGATATGCGTATGTTTTTTGTTCCGTGTCCTCATTGCGGGGAACACCAGGTGATCGAGTGGGAAAACGTTCAATTTGAATGGCGTAACATCGATGGTAAGAACTTACCCGATCCTGATACCGCTCGTTATATTTGCCCCCACTGTAAGAACGCATGGACAGAAGGGGAACGAATTAGGGCAGTAGCGCAAGGCGAGTGGAGAGCAACCCGTGAAAGTGAAGTAGCAGGATTCTGGATCAGCCGTCTGTATTCACCTTTCAGTAGTATCCGCGCTTGTGTGGTTGATTTTAGTCATGCGTGGCAATCCTTTGATTTACAATCCTTTTTTAACACCGTGTTAGGCAAGGTATACGACGATCAGGACACGGCAGTAGAAGCAAATGAACTGGAACAACTCAAAACAGATGTTTCTATCGAGAATATCCCTGATGACGTGATTTTCTTGTGTTCAGGAATTGACCAGCAATTGGACCGCGCAGAATCTACCATCTTAGGTGTAGCGAAAGATAAGGTTTACATTCTGGATCACCGCAGCTTTTACGATCATAACTGTGAACGATATGAATCACCTGTTTGGGATCGCCTGGTTAACTTCAAGAAAACCAAATTCTATAACGTTAATGGTGAACGTGTACCAATGCTCGCCAGCTTCCTTGATACATCGAACGGTCGATTCACTCAAGCCGGATACCGTATTTGCGGCAAGTGGAAGAACCTACACGCTATCAAAGGTAGTTCATCTGGTAATGCTCCAGTGATTCCGGTTAAACCTACCCGCACAGGTGGTCATGAATTGCTTATGCTGGGTGTTAACGTTGGTAAATCCGCTGTTCGTGAAATGCTGGTTAGAAACCTGAAAGATAATCCTCATATTGGCTTAGAAATATCAGAAACCGTTCCTGATGATTATCTCGATCAGCTTTTGAGTGAATCCATCAAGCGTACTACTACTGGCGTGCGTTGGGTGAAAAATCCAGGTAGTACCCGAAACGAGGCTCTCGACTGTCTGGTTTATAGCTATGCTGCTTCTCGCTACGTTCTTTCAAAAATGTCATGGGATAAACTCATTGCAATGAAAGACAGCTTAAACCGTGTTGTCGAAGAATCCGTAGAAGCTCCTAAATCGCAATCTGACGAGCAAATAGAAGAAACTAAGCCAATCACACGACCACAACGTCAAAACATCGCCAGACGCCCAAATAGAGGCCGTAGCTGGGTAACATCGTTCTAATAACTCGCCGTCCTTCGGGGCGGCTTACTCCTAAATATTGTTAATCCAATAACAATTAAATAAGGGGTAATTATGAGTTTAGAACTAATTCCCTTAGTAATTCGTAAAGGCGAAAAAATCACGCTGGCGAATGAAGAGGGTGTAACAATTCAGGTAGGAAATAGTAAAGGTATCATTTATCAGGTTGATGATACTCCGGCTAATCATGAGATTAAAACCTTAGATTTTGCCGAGGGTAAATATACCATCGTAACCACTTTGGAAGATGAACTGGTATCAATGCAGGAATTAACTGTTTTGCCAGTATTCGCCAAACAATCCAAAAAAGAATATCTGCGGGAAACTATCGCCTTAATCGAGCAAGTTATTTTCGCCCGTTTATCTGGGGACGAAGCCGCATTATCTCAAATGACCGTAAAGGGCAATCAATTTGCTTACGAGTCAGTGGCTGTTCTCAATCAATTAAAGACTGATTATGAACGTCAGTTATCTAAACTAATTCAAGCCGAACGACGTAAACAGGGAATTAGCCCGATTAAAAATATCAAATTACGTCTTACGCGATAAGGGGTAAATCATGTTTAATCTTTTTCGACGCAAAAAGGCGGTAGAAACTCCAGTTAAAACTAATCACCGCCAGCAACAACAAAAAATCTTTATCGACAAACAAGTAGAAAAATTCCAGAAAGATTTGTCTAAGCGTTCTTTGGGCTTGGTCGGTGATCGCATTGATGGACAGCTTCAACAAGACACCATTACCGGAACCTTCAATAAGGCTCTCAAATCGAACGGTAAGCGCCTTTATGATCAGGGTCGTACTCTGGCCTTAAACACTTCCGTAGGCAGTCGCTACACGCAATACATCACCGATATGGTGGTCGGTACTGGCCTAGATCCGAAGCCGTCAGTTGTTAAATCAAATGGCAAACTTGATAGCGCACTGAATAAGCAGATTGAGAATGCTTTCTGGAAGTGGGCGCAGAATGCTAAACGCTTCTCCCGCAATGGTCGCTTTAACTTCCGTGAACTGCTGGTAATGGCTGAACGTGAGCGCGTTATGGGTGGTGAGTGCTTCATCGTTTTAACCAAAGAAAACAATGAGTTAAATGTTTCTATCCTGTCTGCTGATAAGTGCGACTGGTCGCTCAATCGTGAAGTAAGCAAAGAACGTGCGATATATCAAGGTGTGGAGTATGACGTGAACACAATGCGCCCTGTTGCATACTGGTTTCGTAAAGTCAATCTACTGACTCAGACCTACACAGGTGATAACTATCGTGTCGAGGCTTCGCAAGTATGCCATTATTATCAACCACTTACGGCTGAATCTCTGCGTGGTGTGACTGACTTCCTACCAGTGATCAAGGATATCGCACATCAAGACGCATTCCGCGAAACTGCGATCATCCAGAAACGTATTGCAGCTAGCTCTATGGGCTTTATCGAACGTCCGAAAGATTCTGGTGACGATTTTGATACTGGCGAAGATGAAGACCAATATCAAGCGCCGGAAGTAGTACAGGATTTTGCACCGGGTACTATTCAGGAATTGCCGGAAGGGGCAACGATCAAGGCAATTCAGAGCGCCAAAGCGGTGATGACTTTAACAGCTTCAATGATGCGATGTTTACTAGCGTATCAATGGGCTTAGGCGTGTTTAAACAGGGCTTGACTGGTGATACTTCCCAGATCAACTACTCAGCCGCGCGTTTTGGTGAATTAACTCAACGCACACGAGTTAAAGCACTGCAAAACAAATTAATTGAAACAGTGGTATTGCCAATTTTTGAAGCATATCTACGCCATTATTCCGCGCGTGGTATTGTTCCGATTCGTATTACTGCAATTCCGCATATTATCGACAACACTACTATTATTCGTCCGCGTTTTGAATCCGTCGATCCAATTAAAGACGTAAACGCCGAGATTGCTTTAATTGATAAAGGACTTAAATCACGTACTGCCGTTATATTAGAACGTGGTGATGATCCTGAAAAAGTATTCTCAGAGATTCAAGCCGAAAAGAGCGCACTAAATATTATCGTTGATGGTGAGGGTGAAGAAAAAAATTCCCCAACCGATCCCTAATAACCAACGGGGGCGCAATGCCCCCAATTAATTAAAGGTGATTAAATGCTTAAATTTCGCCGCGAACTTAACGGTTACGGTGGAGTTATTAACGAAGGGCATAATGATCAATACGAATTTGAAATTGCTTTCTCCAGTGAACAGCCGTATCAGCGCCAATTCTGGGATGAGCAAAATCAAGAAATGGTGGTATTAGATGAAATTCTGGTACATACACCGGAAGCGGTTGATCTGTCTCGTCTGAATAATAACGCTCCGTTGCTGTTTAATCATAATTTCGATAATCATTTAGGTGTCGTTTGTAACGCTCGAATCGATGCGGATAAAGTAGGCCGTGCGACCGTTAGATTCTCTAAGCATGGCACTTTGGCTAATGATATTCGTAATAAAGTCATTGAAGGTACGATGGAAAAAATTTCTGTCGGCTATGACATTAAAGAATATCACATCGACTACACCAAAGGGCAATTGATTGTTACTAAGTTTGTTCCGTTCGAATTAAGTTTTGTTACGGTCCCGGCGGACGATTCGGTCGGTTTAAATCGCTCTCTAAATACTATCACAGTTAATTTGGAGGCTAAACGCGATATGACTAAAGAACAAATTGAAGAAATCAAAGAAGAACAAGAATCCGCTCAGGTTGAAGAAACTCCGGTAGAAGAAAATAAAGAATCGGAAGTTGAAGAAACTCAAGAGCGCCAAGTTGAAGAGAATAAAGAAGATGAAAATCTCGAAGACGGAAAAGACGCTGAACATCCTGAAAGTGTTGATGATGATAGTTCAACTGTTCGGGAAACAGAAGAAGTAAAAGAAGAACGTGAAGCCGCTCCGGTTGAAGAAGAAAAAACCGAGGAAGTGGCTGAACGTTCCGAAGAAGACGAATTAGAAATTCGCGAAATTGCACGCGAACTAAATATTAACGACGAAGAATTAGAACGCGCATTGGCAATTAAAGACATGACGCCGGAAGCATTCCGCACTAAGGCACTAAATAACATTACCAATGCTCAACGTAATAACGAACAACAAATTAAGGACTCTAAAATGGAAAAAACTTTTGACCTGAACAACGTAATTCGCTCTCTGGTAGATGGTGAAGCTCTGGGTGCTAACGAAGCCGAGTTTTCTGCAATGGCTGCTACTGCAACTATGCAGCGTGGTCGTGCTGCTCGCGGTGGCTCCGTATTCGTTCCTACTGCTGCTATGCGTGCTGCTGCTGATGGTAACACCAAAGCTACTCTGACCGCTGTAACTGACGAAAAACTGCTGAATGATTCCTATGTAGCGATGCTGATGCCGGAATCCGTTCTGGGTCGTCTGGGTGTGAAAGTCCTGTCTGGTCTGACTTCGCCGACCGCTATTCCGAAAATGACCGCTTCTAGCGTTGAATCTTTCGGCTTCGTTGATGAAAACGGTGCTGCACCGGAAGGTAAAGCCGAATTTGCGAACGTGAAAATGGCTCCGAAAACTTTTGCTGGTGGCAACCCAATTTCTAGGGCTAGCCTCAAGACCGTTCCTGGGATCGCTACCCTGATCACTGATCACATTAACCAGGCTGTTCGCATCAAACTGGAACAACTGATTCTGTCCGACAAAGAAAATGCTCGTGGTCCGGCTGGTGTGATTAAACAACTGGTAGATGCTGGTCGCGTAGAGAAGAAAGCTGCTTTCTCTTATAAAGACTTCCTGAAAGAAATTGCTAAACTGACCGACGCTGGCGTTCCTGCTCAGGCGATCAAGTTTGCAATGAGCGGTGCAACTGCTGCTGAACTGGAATCTACCCTGAAAGATAACGGTGTTTCCGGTTATATCATCGAAAACGGTAAACTGGCTGGTTACGACGTAGTTACTTCTGGTGTTATTCCGGTAGACCACATCGTTCTGGGATCGTTCGACGCTATTACCATCGGTGAATGGGGGGGTCTGGAACTTGACATTGATGACACTACCTACCGCGCACAGTCTGCTATCGTTCCGCGTATCTGGGTAGATCTGGATTACGTTGTAACCCAGCCGGAAGCGCTGAAAGTTCTTCACATCTCCGCTGACTGAACTAGCGTAGAACCTTCTGAACCTTCCCCCGATTTGGGGGAAGAAAATCTGATTCCTAAACCGGAAGAAGATTCCCAGACGGTTACGGCGAAAGCCACAGTTAAAAAACAACGTAAAACTAAAGAATAATAATTAGCCCTGCCTTATGGTGGGGCTTTTTTGTATGTAAATACTCCATAAAGGGGGTAACTATGTTCAAATTATCAGAATCACAATTATCAAGAATGTTCCGAAGTGCTCCTGTATTTTCGGTGGAAGGTGGTAAATCAATTCGTGCTTATCATGAAATTACTACTACCGACGAACAAGGGGTAATGACAGAGACAGAATTTCTATTTTGTCGTGAGGGAGACTTAAAGCAGGGTGATATTGTCATTGTAGAAAACCAGCGTTTCAAAGTTCAATACGTTAAGCGCAATGGTGATAATACCACTGATTGCTTTATTACTCTGGCAGGGGGTACACATGCTCGCTACCGTTAATAACATGCCTAGACTGAAAATCAAACGCGCCTTGCAAGATATTATCGAACAAGATTTAGGTCTGGCTTTAAACGTAGAACAAACTCAGCAAGGCTTTAGTGATGACGTGGTTTGTTGGATCACCGGAATGAATGAGACTTACACTAGGGGCCGTGGTGGTAATGCAATGCAAGCTGAATGCGTTATCGAAATGCAGTTATATTCTCAGATTCATGAAACGAAAATTCATGAGGGTATTTGCCAGATAATCCAGATTCAGCCAGATAACCCACGATTTAAAGATTTGGGCTTCTCTATTTCAGATATCACTCCAGTAGCTTCTAATACCGATTATGACGATGATTCTAGTGATGGGGGTATCGTTGGGACACTTAGCCTTAAATTTTCTTATCTAGCGCGTTTTTAAGGGGTAATAATGAATATTACACAAGATAACTTAGACATTTTCACGGGGTCGCATGTTGAAGTCTCCGTGTCTACTATGGTGGATAACCAGCCGGACTTTTTCGATCCTGCATTTAGTCCTATCGAGAACATCGCAGCATTCCCGACGATAACCGAATCCACAGAGATCCAGACGTTAGAAGAGTATGATCAGGACGCTACGGGTAAACTTGCTGGCTATCGTAAACTTGAATCAACTACGTTAGTAGTAAACCGTGTTCTGGATGACGAACATCAAGACATGTTGATGAAAGCGGTGAATGATAAAACTCCTTTACGCTTTCGTATGTTCTATGTTGTGAACTCTGGTTACAGTGCTGCTAACACAGGTTACTACGTCATTTTTGACGCTTATGTCTCGTCACATAAAACAAAATCCGGTGATAACAAAGTTACTACAATCGAGTTTAAATTAGAACCTGATGGCGGGATTCTAGATCGCGGTATTGCTACCGAAGGCCGGATCTTACGTCAGGGTGATTTTGGTTTGGGTGCTGGTGTAAATCCATTCACGGGTCCGATTGATAGCGAAGCATTAGCCGGAAACCGTTTCGTAACCTATCAGGGATCGAGCGCATCTAACCCATTTAGTGCTGATACTTCACTAATTCACGTTCAACCTAATGAAGATGGTGGATGGCAATTAACTTGCACCGCTTCTGGTGCACCACGTTTACGAGTTCGCACAGTCCAGAAAGACGGTAATTCTGGATGGGTGAAATTGTATTCCACAGAAGAAAAACCGACACCAGCCGAGATTGAAGCCGTTTCTATCCATGACCGGATCGATTTCGGGAAATACTGATTGCTTCTCTAAATAAAACATGACGGGGAGGTTAACGCCTCCCTTATTCCTGTTTTATGTGAGGTGATTAGATGCAATCAATCCAATTTAAACGAACTAATGTTTCTGGCAAAAAACCAACGCCGGAACAATTACAGGTCGGTGAGGTAGCAATCAACCTTAAAGACCATGTTATTTTTACCAAAGACCGAGATCATGAAGTAGTTCAAATCTCTGTTTCTCCTGAAACTCACGCGGCACTAGAATCTAAAGTTGATGCTAACAAACAAGAACTAGATAGCACAATTGCAGTAAATGACCGCAATATTCACGCTAAAGTAGATGAAATTAAACAAACTACTGATGCAACCATCGCAGCAAATCACGCAGAAATTAACAATAAAGTTGATGTAATTAAACGCGAAACCGACGCGACAATCGAGGCCAATAAAAATAAAGCTGCTTCCGACCTTGCTGGTGTTAAAGCTGAATTGTCGGATACCATCAACGCTAATAAAAATGCGGCTGCTGTAGCAACTCAGGAACTGGACACCCGCATCAATAAAAAAGTTGATGATATTAAATCCCGCACCGATGCAACCATCGCAAGCAATGACAAAGCAATCAATGACAAGGTTGATTTGATTAAGGCAGAAACTGACCGCACTATCGCAGCAAATAAAGTCTATGCGGAAAATCAGTTAACTGACACCTACAATAACCTTACTGGTGTGATTGCAGCCAATAAGCAAGAGGCAGCGGATAACGTCGCAGCATTAACCCGTGATGTTGAAGCCAAAAATACAGCAATTCATAGCAAAGTTGACAATAACAAGTCTTACACTGATTCTGAACTGGCACGTTTAGAAAGCCGTATTGATGCAGCCGATGGATCTGCTGATGGCAAGTACATCAAAAAACACGTAAACACTTATACTGATGGTTATTTGCTGTCTAAGACCGCAAACTATTTTGATGATCCAAATGCGCGTAATCTTGATTACTTTGGTGCATTCCGCATGAATGACCTGGCGGGTCATATTGCAATGATCTTGCATGTTCCGCATCCATCTGGTGTTAATCATGCTCGTGGCTTCGAGTTCACTTATGGGTCTAATCCACATGCTACTGTAAGAACATACGGCTATGATGAATTAGGTGATTTGTCATATTCTCACCGCATGTATCATGAAGGCGATAAACCTACTCCGGCTGAAATTGGCGCATATTCGAAAGCAGAAATTGACCGACTGTTCCAGAAGACGCTTAATTTTGGTATCGAGGGTGGTTGGTTTAAACTAGGCACTTTGACAATGCCACAACAACACGGTCGCACGGCTAAGATCCGTTTGGTTGGTGGTAACGGTTATAACGTAGGACATAATGGACAAGCCAATATTATCGAATTGGTGATTCGATGCGGCAACAATAGCCCGAAAGGTGTTGTATTCAATGCGTATTATACTATTTGGCATTATGAACAACATTTTTGTGCTATTCCAACCGATGGCGACAATTACGATCTTTACGCTTACTACGGTGCACATACAGGATTTGTTTTAGCAGAATATCAAGTTTCTTCCGGTGGTGTTTCTTTAAACCTGTTGGATACTCCTGAATATCTGGGTGGTGAAAAACCTGTTGCAGACGAAATTTTTGATGCTCTTAACATTTCATCGTTCAATAACTTTAGCAACCGTGGGACGTTAAACTTTGCTGGAAACCATCAAGGCCAATATGACATTGAGCATTTGAACGAACAACAAACTAACAGCAAAAAGATGTTGCGTCGCTTCCGTAGTTCTGCTCCTGCCACTATCTGGCATGAAACTGTTGATGATCAAAATTATCGTCTTGCTACTGGATATGACGATGTAAACCAACAATTATTGCTTTCGGCTGCAACCGGGTTACATATTCGTAGATTGACCATCGATGGTGGCTTAGGTTCCGGTTCTAATGCTGGTATTGATATTCGTCGAGGACCAAACGAAGCAAGCCATTTTAATTTCATGGATTATCGCACTGGTCAAGATGTTCGTAATGGTTGGTTTGGTTTTGGTGATTTGACGACCAAAGATTTTATTTGGTGGAACGATAACGGTCAAAACTCTATAAACTTGATCGAAAACGGTGAATTACATATTACTGGCGGTAAAGGCCAGAAAATTGTAATGAATAGCGAAGTTGCATTATCTGAAAATGCTCGTTTGGCTGTTAAAGGTGGCAACTATGGCTTAATTTTTAGAAATGATGGTTCTAGCTTCCATATCCTTACTACCGATTTAAAAGATTCTTTCGGTGGGTGGAATAGCCGTAGACCATTCAGCTATGATTTTGCCGAAGGTGGATTGGATCTAGGTGGCACAGCTACCGCACGCTGTTTACATCTGGGAATTGATGGTAGCACCCGCATCGAAGATAATATGGTGTTTAGATCAGGGTCTCGTCAGTCAATGGACTATATTGAATTAATCCATTGGGGTAACAGTAATACAGGACGCAATAACGTTTTGAGTATGCGAGATTCCAAAGGTTTCTTGGCTGAATTTGAACGCGTGGGGGGTACTAACGGCGTTAAAACTCGTTTCTTTGGCGAAACATTCACTGATGGTACATTATACCTAAATCAGATGAATAATAGCTCTGAACGATTCTCTATTAATAATTGGGGAAATTCAGAAGTTGGTCGCGCGGCAGTAATGGAAGTCGGCGATTCCAAAGGTTATCACTTCTATGCTGAACGCAGGACAGATAACAGTTTGATGTTTGATGTTGCTGGCGCTTTTACTGTGCATGGACCTTCCGGGATTACTATCAAAAACTCTGCTGGTGCTCGCCACGTCTGGTTTAGAGATGATAGCGAGGCAGAAAAGGCTGTTATCTGGGCTACAGATGATGGTATTTTACATATACGAAATAATCATGAGGGTGCAGTTAGTCATCACTTCCAGGGCGCGATGATTAAACTGGAAGGGCGTGTTCCTTATGCCGCAGATCAAGGACTTATCCGTGGTGAGGTTTCTGGTGGTGCATATGTTGCATGGAGAGACCGACCTGCTGGTTTGTTGGTTGACTGTCAACAAAGCGTTGATAGTGCTCATGCTATTTGGAAAGCGGTTGATTGGGGGCGTAACTACATCGCTGTTATGGACGTTCATTGTCCCGGTGATAGTAATAATACTGCGGCAGCGGTTCTTCATGTTCAGGGTGCTGATTATCAATTCCATGCAAGTGGAGAATTTCATGCCACTGGTAACGGAAACTTTAACGATGTTTATATTCGTTCCGATCGTCGTCTGAAAATTAATGTTGAAGATTACGAAGAAAATGCGGTGGATAAGGTAAATAAACTCAAAGTTAAAACCTACGATAAAGTTAAATCTCTTAATGACCGAGAAGTTATAGGTCATGAGATTGGTATTATCGCACAGGATTTACAAGAGGTATTACCGGAAGCTGTTAAAACCGCAAAAATTGGTGGTTTTGATAACCCAGAAGAAATTTTTACAATTTCAAACTCCGCAGTGAACGCGCTTTTAATTAAAGCGGTCCAAGAAATGAGCGAAGAAAATAAACTTCTTCGTGAACGTCTTGCTGCAATTGAAGCTAAATTAGGGTAATTGGAAAGCGGGGAGAAATCTCCGCTAAGGATTCTTATATGGGATATTGGGTAAGTAGTGAAATTAATACTAAAATCGATGCTTTAAAATGGCATGTATTTGATATTCCTAACGGCTATGGTACTGCTCGTGCTGGTGTCGCTGTAATGCGTCATAATGCTGGTGGTGGGTGGTCTGATGCACATATTAACGTAGATGGTTTGACCGTTGCTCGTCGTCGTGGTGGGACCAATTGGGGATCTACTATAAATTCGTTTGTTCCTGCTGGCTGCACCGTCTCCTTTGGTTTAGGGGGTGAAGGTGGTGTTGAATATTTTAAATTCATGGAGTTTTAATTATGGCTGGATGGATAAATCAAAGAATGTCAAACGCTATTAGTATTTGGGCTAATGGTGGATATTTTGATATCCCCAACGGCTGGGTTACTGATTCATGCGGAATTGTTTTTGCTCATATGGAAGCCATTAACGGTGCTGGTGATCTTGATTCTGAATTGGCTGTAAATGGATTGATTGAATCAGGTCATCATGCTGGTGATGCTGGGAGTTGGGGCGCTAGTTCTTTAGTTGGCGCTGGTGCTACCGTTAGCTTTACATTGGGTAAAGGTAGTTTGCATTATTTTAAATTCAGGAGAATGCACTAATGGCATTTTGGGTAGATGGCGCTTTGGGGAATAGGGCGGGTAAAGCAAATCAAGGATGGTTTGATATTCCTAACGGTTGGACAGCCGACGCTTTCGGGACTATTTCATTCTGTGCTCATTCTTCCGGTGGTGGCGGTGGTGACTCTGAATTGCTTATTCATGGTTTGTGTGTTTCTGGAAGCCATAAGGGTCATGATTGGGGACAGATTCATTCTTGTATTGCACCGCAAGGGGCGGTAATTACCGTTAGCACAAATAGGGGGATCGCTCATCTTCGTTATAGACGTTTGAGCAACCGCTAAATAAATAGAATTACGGGTATGTGCCCTATTGTTTAAAATAGAAGGAAAAGAATAATGACTACTAAATTTGATATTTTTTCTGGTGGCCTCGTTGGTCTGTTTCTGCATGAAGAAGTAACTAACACCGATCTTGACAGTGAAAGCTATCTGGAAATTCCAGAATGTGCGGCTTTCCCGGAAACTGGTGTAGAACGTTCTACTATCGATGTTCCTAACTTCGGTGGTCCGTATAACCGTAAGCTGGTTGGTCGTATGTCTGTACCGGATATCGAACTTTCGATCAACTACATGCCGGGTAACGAAGTACACGAAAAACTGATTAAAGCAACCGAAGACGGTAAGCGCGTACAGCTTAAAATTGCTTACTACATCGACGCTACGAAAAAATCTGGTGTGCACATCGCTTATAACGGCTTCCTGTCTAAAACTACCATGACGGGCGGTGAAGATGCTGTAGTAGGTCGTTCTTTCACCTTTGTAGTAGATGGTGCTCCGGTTAAACAAGCTGTTTTCCAGAAAGTCTAATATTCTCTAGCCATCCTTCGGGGTGGCTTTTTTGTTTCCAATTCTAAATAAACATATCTAATTAACTTAAGAGGAAACAATAATGAATATTAATGAAATGTTAGCCGCACTCTCTCCGAAACGCGAATCTCTGACCATCGGTGGATTTACTTTCTATGCTCGCCCTATGTCAGTAAAAGAATTTAATGAACATGTTTTCAATACCGATAAAGAAGACCGTGATGAACGTTCTATTCTTCGTTGTATTGAAGATGAAGACGGTAAACCAGTATTTGAATCTATTGAACAAGTTAAGGCACTGTATACTAACGTCCGCAGTGAATTAATCGGTTTGGTTGCTCAAGCGTCATTGATGCAAGATCCGGCGGTAATTGAAAACGAGGTAAAGTAAACCCGCTTCTGTGTTTCTATTTCCGGCAAATGATGAGATCGGGGCTTAGTAAAGATGAAATGGATAATATGCCAATCACTCTGTTTTGGAAATTATATATTTTCGACACCTACTTAGAACCACAAAGCCCTGCGTTTCGTGATTTACAGAATGCGATGTTGCAATATTCCATGTATATGACGTCGCAAGGAATGACACGCGAAACTGCACGTAAACTCAAGCCTAGCCAATTCCAATTAATTAGAGAAGAAAAACTCTTTAAAACTAAAGAAGAACTGGAAGAACTTGCACGCAAGAAAGAAGAAGAACGTAAAGCTGCAACATTGAGCATGTTCGATCCATCTTTGCTTGAGAAACTCAGAAGCGGTTAAAGGGGTAATTTATGACAAAACATATAGTAACAATAGAAGGGGATAATAAAGGGCTAAAGAGAAGCACTAGTGAAGCCGCTGACCTGCTCGATGATTTGTCTGAAAAGGCAAGTAATATTGATTTTGGTGGTGGCTTGTCTGGTTTGACTGGATCTCTTCGTGGTATTGCTGGCTCTGCTGGTTTAGCTGCTGGTGGTATCGGCTTAGTTGCGACCGCAGTGGTTGCAGCCGCTAAAGCTGGCGCGGAATACGTTAAACAATATTCAGAAGTATCTAAGGCGACCGGACTCTCGATTGAATCCCTTCAAAGACTGGAAAAGGAATTTTCTGGTACTGGCCTAACAGTTGAAAAATTCGGTGATATCAACAAAGACACCTTAGATAAGATGGGTGATGCATGGGCTAACGGTGGTGGTATTGCTGATGACTTAGAATCGGTTGGCCTTAAGTTAGAAAACTATGCTCACTTCATGACCGATCCGCAAGGTGGTATGAAAGCGGCGATCCAAGTGTTCTATGACATGAAGAAAGCCGGAAAATCAATGGCTGAAATCAAGTTCATGATGGAATCTTTAGCCAGTGATTCAAGCCATATGACCAGCCAGCTTGAGAAATATAATAGTGCTCAAGAGGCGATGATCGCTATTCAGAATCAATCTGTTAACGTCACCGAAGAAAACGCTAAAAAATATGATAAATTTTCTCAAAATATCAATAAGCTGGAAAATAACCTGAAAGGTGTCGGCATGACCATTACTGGTCCTTTGGTTGATAGCTTAAACTGGTTATTTGAATGGTTTAATATTGATTGGGAAAAGAGTTCTCTATTCAGGGCATTAGATCGACTGAATAAAGAAGGCAAGACCGCAACTGGCGGTATTCTTAACGCCAACCATAAAGACGCTCAAAAAATTATTGACAAGTACAATAAAGAAAAGCGTTGGAATAATCTGGCAGATTGGGAAAAGGCCGCGATCCGTGGTGCTGGTGTCGATCCTCGTACTGCTGGCTTTGATGTAGAAGGATTTAAGAAACGTTTTGGTGATTCTTATAAGAAAAATGGCTCTCTGATTGTTGTCGATAACGGGGAACATCTAACCCGCAAGGCAGATCCTAACACTGATTTAACTCTACCAAATAAACCAGTAAGACCAGAATCATTGGGTAAATCTGGCAACGAGAAGAAAGCCGAGGAAGAAGCACGCAAGAAAGCGGAAGAGGCAGCTAAAAAGGCTAAGGAAGCCGCAGAAAAAGCACAGAAAGAACGTGAGGATGCAATCAAGCGTCTGAATGCACTTGATGTTAAATTGCAAGGGCAAGTTGCAGCGTCTATTGCTTCTCAAAACAAGCAGTTAGAAGCCAGCTTGAAAGATTTGGATACTGCTTTAGATCTGGGCTTAATCTCTCAGCAAGACGCAGCCGCGAAACGCCAATCCTTAATCGATCAGAATACTGAAAACGTATACAAAATGGTCTTAGGTGCTGATCCGGTTGATGCTCTGAATGCTTTAACACAATTGCAACAAATTAGGGACAACGAGTTAGAAAGCCATAAACGGTTACTTGATGGTAAAGCTATCTCCTACGAAGAATATATGCGTCGTGTGAACGATACCGAGCAAAGTTATTCACAGATTGAAGATTCTTTGCATGGAATGGATGGTTTTAAAACCAATCAATTAACCAGTGGATTTGATTATCAAGACTCAAATAACCCGTTTGCTAAATTTAATGCAATCGATAAAGAGAAATCGGAAGCCGAACAAGATTATAAAACCGATAAACTCAAGATTGATGGGATCACCGATCCGGCTAAACGGATGGAAGCATTAGAAAAACTCAATGAAAACCATCAAAAACGAATGGCTGCAATTGAAAAGAAATATGCTGATGCTCGCCAGTCAATAGCCGATGATATGTACGGCGGTTTTGCTGCTGCAATGACTCTCTTCGGGCAGGAAAACACTAAAGCTATGCAGATGGCTTTCTGA